ATTGTCTTCCCAATATGGGCCAGGGTAGGCAGCGGCGTCCCACGGGAAGAACATCGGCATCGTAATATCTTCGGGCGGTACGCCGCTCTCGTCCCAGAATACACCTACCTTCTCCCACGTGGCCCGCGTCGCCGCGATACACCAGCCCTCGACATACGGTAGCCAGCGCCCGGCGACAAGTTGCTGTCCGAGCGACGGGCCGTACAGCGCGCCGTCTCGCACGTCAGCGGCGACGGCGCGCAAGAAGCGCGCGTCGCCCGCGATGTCGGAGTTGAGGAAGACGATAATATCCCCGCCCGCGAGCGCATAGCCCTGGTTGTTGCCCGCCGCGAAGCCGAGGTTCGTCGCGTTCTTAATATGCCGCCCGCCGATTTGCTCGTGCATCTGGTCAAGCAGTTGTGTCGTGTCCTCTGACGCGGCGTTGTTGACCGTCACTACTTCTGCGCCCTGAACGGCGGGGAAGAAGTCGCCGAGCAAATCGCCAGTTGACCCGCTCCAGCATGTGACTACGGATATATCCACTACGCGCCCCCGATCAAGTGGGCGGCGACGCTTACGAGCGACAGCACGCCTAGACCGAACACGAGGAACAACGACAGGATAATAAGCAGCGCGGGCATACCGACAATAGAGTGCTCTACCCCGTCATACTTCCATGAAACGCTAAACCAGTCCTTCATCCTAGGACTCCCTCCCTGCGGATTATCCGCAGCAGGCCACTACACTAATCGTCGGCATGGGGCTTCTCCGCTGGCGTCACAAGGATGCTCGCAACGCGCGATGCCGGAATAACGTGCATATAGCTTAGGTCCGGTTCTGTGCGAGCGAAGAACCCGCGATGATACATGCCGTTCAGGTAGCTAATCGCCATGTGGCTGTCGTCGGCAACCGTAAAATCATAGTTGCACAGGTTATCGTTTGCGTCACGAAACGTGACACGGATAGCCCACAGCGTACTATCCTCTGTGCTTATAGGCGCGCCACAAGCATAGCAGCGCGGTTCTTCTATCATAAGAAAACCTCCTCCCTTCGGATAATCCGCAGCACGCCCCGGCTGGCCTCGTTCGCTATCTGCGCCTGTATCTCCGCTAGCGCCGGCCTCCAATAGCGCTCAACCACCGTATCGATGGCGTAGTCAGCGGCGCCGGCTAGCGCGCGGGCCTGCACGTCCTCACGGAAGTTCGGCCATTCATAAACCGTAAGCTCACGATAGGCTTGCTCCATCGCCTCTGCTATCGCCGCAGGTTCGGGAATGAATGTCCAGCTCCCCTGCCCGTCGTAGAACTTTAACCCGCGCTCTACCTTCCAGCCCGCGAAGTTGAGGTCACGCTGTGCCGCGAAGTCCGACGTGATGACCGGGCAGCCACAGCCTTGTGCTTCAAGCGCCGGTATCCCAAACCCTTCCCCCAGGCTTACGGCGTTCAGCACGTCAAAGGCGCAGTAGAGCGCATGCAGATAGACATCGGGGAACCCCGCTTTGTACCTCTCCTGGTCACAAAAGATAATCTTATCCGCGATGCCGAGCTGCCCGCAGAGCACCGGGAGATTGACCCCACCCTCGAACCCATCCGTACAGAGGTTCGTGTGCAGAAAGTAGCGCACGTTCGGCTTGTCCTTGGCGAACAGCGCGAACGCCTCCAGGTTTTGCGGCCACGCCTTGCGGCTCGGTATCCCGCCGCGATTGACGGCGACGGTGCCAACTAAGAACACGTCGTCAGGGATACCCAGGAACTTGCGCGCCTCGGCTTTGGGCTGCGGGTTGAACAGCTTCGGGTCGTAACCGTGGGGCGCGAAAAGTGGATCGAAGCCAGCGGCGCGCAGTTCGCGGTAGCCGTTCGGCGCGTAGGCCACGGGCCGGTACATATGTCTGACCACGTCGCACACGGCGGGCGGCGCCGGCTCGTGGTCGCACGGCACTAAACCTACCCACCGCAGCCCCTCGAACGCCTTCGGTTGAAAGACGAAGCTATCCTTGAGCGTGATGACAATATCGGCCTGCCAATCGAGCGCCGATGAGCGTATCACGTCGTTGGCGAACGCATCCGCCCCGCCGGGGTAGACCCGGAGCCCGTTCCACTCGCGCACGCCGCCGTGTAACCCGAACGTCGCCAGCAGTGCAACCTCGTGACCGAGCGCGGCAAGGCGGGGGGCGAGTAGGGCTACTTGATTTGCGTAGCCACTTGTGCTCCACGGAGCATCTGAGGCTATGATGCACCTAAGCCCCGTAGCGGGCGGCTTGACGCCGTTCGTGTGTGGCTTCGGCTTGTGGCGCGTCCGACTAAGGAGCGCGCCCGGCTCAGTCGTTATGAGGTTCACCGCCGTTGTGCCGACGCCTGACAGCTTCGACTTCGGTATCTTTCGTTTCGTCTGTGGCACGAAGCCCCCTTGTTCGGGCGTATTGCATACGCCCATCCCCCTCGATTAGCGCGCGGCGGGTAGAAGGGGGATACCCGTTCAGCCCTTGCGGGCCTAGCCGCGCGCTGTCGTTATTCAGTCCACGCAATCACCTGGAACCCATTCCAGAACCCCGGCCAGCAGTTGCCCGGCGTCGGCATGTCAATCAGCGTCACCGCGTTCGGGTGCTTCCTGGTGAATGCGTGACTGGCGAGCCGTATCTGCATCTCGTTCGCGTCGTCGAGGATGATGATGGCGCGCTCAGCGAGGAGCGGCACAACCCCGTACAGCCCCTCCAGCGCCCGCGCCGCCGTGCTCTTGTCGCCGTCAAATAAGTACACCCCCACCGGATAGCCGTCGGTTATCTCGTGATAATTCCACACGTCGGGTACGGGCGCCTCGATATACGTCGCGCGCTCCGCAAGGCCGAACGCTATAACGTTCTCGGCCCACACGTCCCGGCTTACCCGCTCGTCCTTGTCGTGGTCATTCATGCTGTCATCGTCTATCGCGTACCCGCGCGCGCCGGCATTCCCCAGCAGCGCGCCGATGAACGTGCCCCCGCGCCATGTGCCCGTCTCCAGGTAGCACTCGTCACCCTCAAGACAGGCGACGGCGCGGTTGATGAGGTGCATGGTGCTAGGGGTTGTCATCGCCTGGATTTTATCGAGCACGGCGCAGTAGCGGGAGGCGTCGCGCGGGTAGGCGAACAGCGATCCCCACAGGTAGAAGTCTGTTTTGAGAAGCTTTAGGAAGCGCTCGATGTCCATGCGTTTTGCGCGCCCCCTACGCGCGCAGGCGTATGCAATACGCCGCCAACGCAAAGGGGGCGCATCCGCGATGCCCCTGACAGGCTCGCGTGATGCGCCCCCGATCGATGACCGATGGCTATAAAGTTAGGTGCCGGTTACCGTATCCGGCGTCCGGCGTTCTCGCCCTCTAGACCATAGGTCTTGGCTTAGAGCGGCCCCGGCGGTCTGGTCACGGCGGGCCGGAGTCGAACCGGCTAGTTATGGTTTCAGTGACTAAGTAATGTCACCTAGCGTGCCCCCGCCAGCCGCCGTGTTGTAGGTGGCAAGTGCCAGCACCAGCCCCCATAATCCGCGCCGGTATGTTGCCGTTACACTACGCGAATGAGGATTGGACTCTCATTCGCGGCGGGGCTGCATGCCCTACCCGCATCTCCGACATGGCGCGGCATTATATCACAGGTCTAGACGATCCCGCCCGATCTGCTCCGATATGGCGACAGAAGCCAGCGCACATCCGACGGCATCCCCTCTGGCGTTTGCGTTTGCCCCGCCTCTGGAAAGCCTGCTGAGTTGTCGGGGCCGGAACTGTCTTTCTGGCGGTAGAGATGAGCGGAGTACCTAAGCGCCGCCATCTGAACGTCGTTAGGCGCAACCGTTGAAAAGCCCCACGTCCCGACGAACTGAATATCGCTATCGGTGCTCCAGGTATAGACATAGGCGCTATGCAGTCTCACGATACGATAGGGCGGCCCCGCGTTCCTTGGCTCTAGCCACGCGCTACCCGTCGGTATCGTCTGCCCGTTGCCGTTCGTAATCGACGTGAGGCTGTACAAGTCCTGGTCAAGATAGAACGCCTTATCTCGTACCCTGTCCTGAAAATACCTTGAATAGAAAGCCGTCCCTCCCGTGCCCGCGAAGTTGCGCCGGGTGTAGCTGTCTATCGCGGCCTCGGCGTTGTTGATGCACGTCCCGATAAGCGACTGCTGGTCGCCGCTGATAGTCCCGCCCCCGCCCGCAATCGTCCCGCTCGTGCCGAACAGGTAAGCTAAGACGGTAGTAGTTGCGACGTAGCGCCCCATATCGTTATCCTATACTCGCGAGTTGCGCGATTTGCGCGGCGGTCAGTACCGTGTTCCAGATGGCGACGTGCGCCTCCTGTCCCGGCCATACCAGCGTGGGTGTCGTATCGTTCGCGCCAATAACGCAGCGGGTCGCCGCGAGCGCGCCACTCCAGACGCCGAGGCTGGTCTGGGTCGCGCCGGATTGCACGCCTGAAACATAGATGATGACCGCATCCCCAGGCTTCGTGACCGTAATCGCCACGTGCACCCATGTCGTCGTCGCGTAAGCGGTAGAGGTGAACTTCTGCGTTCCGCCGGCAATATAATAGAACTGGAGTTGCTGCGTCGAGTTGCGCTGAAGCAGGATGCGGTTGCTGTCGTCAGCACCGATATTCAGCGCGCGCTTGACGGTCGATGCCGCGTCGCTCTGGCGCACCCACAACGCCGCCGTGAGCGTCTGGTTGTTGAACGCCGCCGCAAAAGACGCGCCGTAGACATTCCCCAGGCTGGTCGAGCCGTCGAACGTCGCCGCGCTTCTCCCGTCGCCAATGCCCGCCGCGCCGAGCGTGATGGCGGTATAAGCGCCGTTATAGGCGTTGCCGCTCTCGTCTACGATGGTCGTACCCGACGGCTCGGCCAACGGCCAGTAGGCAATCAGGTTCGCCGACGCTATCCCCTTGACCTTCGCCGCGTAGCGGAACTGGTCACGATGCGTCAGCAGCGTTAGTAGATGATGACCCATTATAGCGTATTCCGCATTAGGACGCCCTAAAGGGGGCGCGTGAAAAGGACGAGCGCTACAGACTGCGCTTGCAGCGTCCCGCCCGCGCTGCCGCCGGACACCGCCCGCACCCAATACAGCGACGGTAAATCAGTCGCCGGTATCGGGTAGTAGCCCGTCCCTGACGCGAGACTGCCCGCCGGTAGCGTCCACTCCGACCCTGCCCCTACTGGCGAGATACGCACCCACGTACCGCCCGCGTCCGGCGCGGGGGATGAGCCGAGCGTCGTCTGGAAGGTCAGATTCGATGCCGTCCAGGTTCCGGCGTTGCCGATGCCAATGATGCCGTTGCCGTTCAGGAAGACCGAGCCGCTGAACGACCCCGCGCTGCCGATGGTCAAGGTGTAGGTTTCAATTGGATTATTGCCGTAGATTGCCATGTTGGTGGCACGATATATCGTGCCCCTCCTTCCGATACGGGGCTGGCGCTTTGTGGCGCCAGCCCCAATCGTCCGTTAGTCCGTGAAGTCTATCAAGTCCCAAAGGCCGCCCAACTCACCGTCCCACCGACGACCGCCGGGAGTGTGCCGATAGATGTGTGGAAGATAATCGACCCCGCTGCCGCCAGCGAGAGGTCAATCTGAACGGTCGTTGTCGAGCCAGCGCCGGACGCCTCGCCAAGGATGCTATTCGCTGTTGCCGCGAATACTCGTGTGAACCCCGGTATACCGAGAGTCCCGACAGCCGACGCGAGCGAGGTCGTACCAAAGGCCCATTTGCCGATGGTGCCGCCAAGCGTGATGGCCGGCGCGCCGATAACCCCTGTCACCGACACGCTGCCGCTAAAGACCTGGCTGCCGCTATTCGAGTTCCCGCCGGCGTTCTGGATTGACCCGCCCGCGAGAACGTTCAGCGTACCGCCCGACAGGACGTTGATGATGCCGCCCGACGCGACGCTGATAACCCCGGCGCTCTGGATTGAGCCGCCGGACAGGACTTGCACGGAGCCGCCGGTATCGACGGTCTGCGTACTGCCCTTATTCCGGCTGTAGATCGGCGTCTGAAAAGTTGGATCGGACATGCCTTACCTCCCTTTCAGACCAGCACGCTACCGAGCGCGACGGCGTTATTCGTGCCTGCCGGCGCGTTCCGCAGCCCAGTACTGATAATCACCAGCGCGCCGCGCCACGTCCCGCCGCTCTCGCACGTCCCGCAGGCGGCCAGGTGCGTGAACTGCGTACCGCTTTGCAGCGTGCCGCCCTGCAACTTGTTGAGCGCGTCTGACTTGACCATGATACCGGCCCAGCCCATCTTGTAGGTCGCGTCGGCGCTGCCGACGTTCAGCGTCGCGAGCACCACCGGGTTTGACCCGGCGCTGTTCGTGCAGCCGTAGGCGTTGATGGTGCCGTTGTTGCAGAACGTCCCGAAGTACGCGACAAGATGCTGCTCGTACAAGCCGGCCTGTACGACACCCGCCGCCGTCCCGCCCGCGTTCTGCGCGGTCGTGAATGTCCCTGCGTTGAGTGTCAAGACGGAGATGTTTTCTCCGAGGTTGTGAACTGGCATTGCTACATCTCCTTTCTATGCACTAACTTTCATAACTGCCACGCCCCACGGAGATAGCAGCTGTCCGCCGAGGCGCCGTCGAGCGACGAGTACCACCTGGTTGCTCTTCGCGGTCGTGCTGTCGTCGTAGCGCTGGATGTCCATCCCGACCTTATCGATAATCTGGTACGCGCCCTTGGTGATGAACACGACCGGATACACGCTCGCGGTGTAGGTCGTCACGTTCGCCGATGTCGGGCCGGTTAGCGTCTCAGTCTCGGCGATGTCGTAGCCCTCAAGCTTCGGCTGCTGTCCGAGTAGGAGCTGCTGGTCGCGATCGGCCCACAGGTAGTTACCCTGGCCGTCTTTCAGGGTGCGCAGCACGCGCACGGTGCCACGCGCCATCAGCCACTTGGCCCCCGCGTTGCGGTACTGGCTAGCGATCTGGTACGGCATGTTCTTAAAGCCGTCGGCGGTAAGCGACGTGGCCCCGCCTGAGTTCTGAGTATTGACCGTGCCGTAGCTGTAGGTGTACGGCCCGCCGGTTGTGGCGTTCGCCAGGATGCCCTGTGGCCCGCCGACGCCGTTACCGACCAGGAATTGAATGTCCTCGAATATCGAGAGACTGTCGGCGAACTGCCGCGTCAGTTGCGGCAGGATGGACAGCGCGCCCTGGGTGTCTTCCAGCAGGTTCTTGCTGATGGCGACGCTGCCCATGATGACATGGACGGGTATCGTCACCTGGCCGTAGGTCGCGCCCGTGGCGGCCTCGACGCCGGTCGGCGCCTCGTCAACCTTCGTCCACCGAACCGCGCCGGTGTACTGGTCATCCCCGCCGGTTGACACCGGCATCGTCACGCGGTCGCTGGTCGTGGTCATCACCTCGGCGAGCTGGCGCATCGCGACCATACCGAGCATGCGCTGGATCATCTGGTCACGAAAATCCTCTGGGACTAAGTAGCCGCCTAAAACGTCTTGACTCTCGAGTTGAGTGGCTTTGAGTTCAGCGACACTCATACCGAGCTGAAGGAATCCTTCGACCTGCTTCGGGCTGAACACCAACGAGCGATGAAGCCGTGCATCAGCCTGCCCAGACCGGATATAGCGCACGAAATCGGCGCTCTTGGCCCATGCGAACTTGCGATGGTCCTGGCCGTAGAGTTCGGTCATGACCTGGTCCATCGCCGTGCCCGCGTCGCCGTACTGCCGGCCATACCAGGACTTCGTAGCGATGTCGGTTGTCGTCTCTGCGGGCGCGTCGGCTTCGGGCGGGGGCGGCGCGAAATCAAGGCGCTTGCTCTTGATCTCATCGTCCAACGCCTTTAGCGCCAGCGCTTGGTCTTTCTTCTTGGTCGCTCCGTCAAGGTCGCCAGCGAGAATGAGATCGCGGCTTTCCTTGATGAGCGTTTGGATGTCGCTCATGCGATTGTTGCCTCCAGTTGTAGTAGGTCTAGCTCGATTGAAAGGGAGTGCAACCGTCGCAAACGTTCGTCCTCTGCCGCCTTCTGCTCGTCAGCACTTTCGCGGGCCGGGCCGTCCGTTGCCTCTGGGTTGTCATCTATCGCAACATCGCCGAGTTCGGCGAGGATTGCCTTGAGTTCGACGGGGTTCAGCCGGGGTTCAGCCGGAACAGGGGTGAGTGAACAAGCTAAAATGGGCCACCTACGAACCTCGTGCACACCCCCCGCTTTGGTAGCACGCAGGACGAGATGGGGGGCACTATCACTACTCATCCGCAGCACGCCGCGCCTGACAAGTTCCTTGATAGCCGCATGATATTTGTGCGCTCTGTCGAGCTGCCCAGATAAGAACACCCCGACATCATCAACCGTCGCTTTGTTCCACGTCCCGATTACGGGCGCGTCGGCGGTGCTCTCGTCTTGCGCGTGATGGTAGAGCATCGGGCGCTTATCCCATGCGGAAAGCCAGTACTGCGTATCCTTTGTGAAATAGTCGCGCATGTGCGAGATGTCAGGCTCTGTCTCGGAACCGAAGCGCACGGCGTATCCGCCGATCTCATCACCCGCCAGCGCCTTGACCGCATCACCGACCATGCCGTATACCTCTTGCTCTTCGCTTGTATCCTCTGCCGCCTTCCCCTCCACCGGCGCGCCCTCGTGCCCAACGCTCTCACCCATATCGCCCGCGTCCTCTCCCTCATCCGCCTCATCAACGACCGTCGCGCCTAGCGCCTCGGCCAGTTCGCAGATGTCTTCCGCGCTGTCGTAGATCGCTTGGATGAGTTTATTGTCACTCCCGCTGTGGCGCGCGCCGGCCTTGATAGCGCCGTCGTCGTCAAGCAGTTCGGCCAGGGCCTCGGCATGGGCAAGTAGGTTCGTGTTGATAGCGGCATAATCAAACATGTCTGTTCCTTTTGTTGTCTGTCGCTTGCGCCCGATGGCGGGCGCGATAGGCGCGGTTGTATCGGGCGTAACCGGCGCTGTCTTAGGCGCTATCGGTTCTGGCTTTATCGGCGCTGTGCGGGCCGCTGGTGGCTTCGTAGCGGCCTTGGGCTTGGCCTTTGCCTTCGCTCGCTTTGCTACTCGCGCCGCTCGCGCCTGCTTCTTTTGCCGCGCGGCGGCTTGCTTGCCCGTGCGGGTCTTCAGCTTCTCCCGCGCGCCGCTGATGATGTCACCGGCTCGCCCGGCATCGCCCGCGCCCGCCGCTCTGAGCAGACTGCGCCCCGCCTGAGTGAGCCGGTAACTATCGTCGGTCGTGCTCTGCTCGACCAGCCCCGCCGCGAGCAAGCCGCCACGGTCAAGCGACTGTGCATCCGGCTGCTTCCCCGACGCCAGCCCAGACAGCGCGGCCTGTGCGCCTGTGTCGATACCGAGCTTGCCCAGCGTCGCCGCCCGCGCCTCGGTCTTCGCCTTTGCTCTATCGGCGGGTGTCTTCTTGGGCGAGGCATGCCGCGCCCCTGCGCCCTTGCCCTTCTTCTTGCCGGCGACGCGCTTCGCTCGAATAGCCGCAAGGCGCTGCTGTAACTGCGCGGCGGGGCCGGCCTGGAATTGGCCCGTACCGCCGCGATACAGCCCGCCGCTAATCTGCCCGCCCGCGTGCGCGTGAACGTCGCCGCCCCCACCCATATTCGCCTTGATAGTCGGTTGTGGCATATAGTTGTGCTTGACAGCGGCGAGGCTCACGTGCTACACTGTTAGTGGTAGTCTGTCCTCGCCGCCCGCGCCTGCTTGTCACTGGCAACGGCGGCCTTTTCTTTGGCCTATTTCGACATAACAAAAGGGGCGGTTCATCGCGGCCCATTACAGGCTTTGATAAACCGCCCCCGATACTTGACCGATGGCTATAACGGCGTATGCTATACGCCTTTACGTTAGGTTATTGGCTCTCTAGCAGCCGTAGCAGCTCGCGTAGCGCGTCACGTAAGTCCTGAACTGTTACGTAGGTCCCCTCGATCGTCGCGTGCTCAGTCTCAAGAGAGAACTCCGCCCGAAGCCGCCGTACAATGCGGCCCTCACTGTAGTCGAGCGCCGGGATAAACTTCGTCTTAGCTGGCGTGCCCCGCGTCACCTCAACCTTGGGCGGCTTCATCAAGTCTTACCTTCGGCGCGTCAACCCCTAGCGCCTTCGCCAGCTTGCCCGCGAGAGACGCGCTCTTGACCTCGCCTAACCCGACGACCGTTATCAAGTCTCCCAGCGTGCGAACGCCCGTGAGCGCGAGGCACGCCGCCCGCTCGTCTGCGGTCAAGTGCAGGCTATCAAGCGCTTCGGCGATTGGCGTTGATGGTGGTGGTAGGGTCATCGCCACTGCTCGTCGCGCAGAGCAATCAGCGAGCGAACGGCTTTCGTCGGGCTACTCGCCTGAACGAGCGACCCGATACCGCCCACGACCGCACGCACAAACCATAATCCATTACCGTCCGTCTCCAGTGTCACATCGGGGCCGAACTCAGACAGCGCGGCAAGGCACTCGTGCTGCTCGCGGATGAGCTTATCGATGTAATCCTGGTAGGTCATCAACCTTCTTTCTCACGTCATGTAATTCCTGCTGTGCCTGAACGAGTATGTCAATCGCCGCTGCCTGGTCAAGAGCAAGTACGTCAACGCCATTCCAGCGGGTGAGCGCCATGCGCGCCTCGACAAGCGGCCAATCGTAGAAGCCCATAAGACTGAGCGCGACGTTCAACTCTTCCTCGTCCTCAAGTTGGCTCTTTGCATCAGCGCACGCACACCACGGACAGAACGGGCCGTGGTTACGATCGGGCTCGGTGAGCGGCCCGCGAGACAGTATCTCGACGGCGCGCTGTAGGATGTCGGCGCCGGTCATCCCTCTTTCTCCCGTCGTGTCGGTACCGCGCGGGGAAGGTCGTACATATCCTCCCACGCTCTGAGTAGCGCCAGCCACGCCTCACGCACGCGCAGCGCCTTCTCGCGCTCGGTATGCGCTGGCTTCATTATAGCATGGGGGTCAATGTTTTGCTGCGATGTAGTAGTCAATGCCTAGCGCTCCTGCTCAACAGGGTGCCCGCACTTGATACAATACGCCGCGCCGGGCGGTAGCTCCGTATCACACGAGTGGCAGAGCGCGTGTAGCCGCTCGGTTGCGCCGGTCGCTGCGCTGTCGCCCGGTAGAGCAAAGCGCAGCGCGTTCGGCTCATCGTCGGTGATACGAACGGGACGGCCCATCAACGATAACGGCTCATCAACGAATGTAGCAGGAACCATATAGCGCCCGTTCGCGTCCTTCAGTTTCAGAAGGTGTATCCACGTCGCGCGCCCGATAACCCACTCCCGCTCGGACGGCTGATGAGCTGAGTAGTAAATATCAATCACGTCGTCAAAGTTCGGCCTGGGCGGGGCGAACGGGGAGTACGCCACTGTTCCAAGACCGGACATAAACGCATTTTTCATGGCCCCGCACTCCCGATTAAATCCTCTACCGCTGCGATGGCGGCATGCTGAACGTCATCCGATATTTCATCCGCAAGAGTATCAAGAGTATCCCACGTGCCCCGGTGGTATGCCGCCTGCTCGCCATCGCCCACGACATACGGCGCGTAGGCAAGCCGCGAGACAATCGCCATCCCGCCGTTCAGCGGTTGCTTGACCCACGACCGCCCTAGCGCCCCGCTGCGGTGGTACGGCACGCTGATCGCCCCGCTGCGAATAGAGGCCATCACGAACCGGCGCTGGCGCTCTGAGACGAATTGCATCTTCTTGCCCGATGGCGACGGGTACTTGGCAAGACGCGGTAGGATAATCTCGTCCGCTACCTTGTTCGTAATCGCCTTTTCGAGCGCGCGCGCCTCGACCCGCGAGAGCGCGGCGAGCGCGTCGGCCACATCGATTTTAACCTTTAGCCCTATCAGCCGTTTAGCCGTTTCAGCACGACCGCCACGAGCGCGGCCTTTGTTTCTTCGTGCATCTTCATGCCGTTGTCCTGGTCGAACAGGTACTTGACCTTTTCGTACCACGGCTTATCGCGCGGGTCGCCGCCGAGTTGCACGGTAAGGTTCAGCCCGGCTAGCTCTGCGTCGCTCAGTTCCTTTACGGCGACGGCAACGGCGCTGTACATGACGGCGCGTAGTTCTTGTTCGTTCATCGGTGGCCCCCATGCGCTACCGAGCTTGTCTTGTGACGCAGCCCCGCGTGCTTGAGGCGCATCTTAATCTCACTCAGAATAGCGGTCGCGCGGGCAATCGCCGCGCGCTCCGCATCCGTGCCGATAAACGGCGCCGTACCCATGCTCAGGTAGCGCGGCCCAAAAGCAACAAGCCCGCGAACCGTACCGTACTGCGCCTGTAGCACGTCAAGCTCCTTTTGGAGCGCCGCTATCGGGTTCATAGTCGTCTCCTCGCCTGCTGCGCTGCGGAAATCATCAGCGCGATGATAATCACCCACAGCACGGCGATACCCGCGATGAGCAGGGTAGCGGTGAAGATAGTCCAGAGGGTGTCAATCATTTGGCGTGTCCTCAACGAGCGCGTAATCGGGGCGCGCTGTCCAATCCTTTGTGGCGCGAGCGATATAGTCGCGCAGCGCCGGTAGCGCGTCCGTCCCGAAGATGATGCAGAAATCCTCTATCTCGCTAAGAATGTCTTGCTGCGTATCCGCGAGCATCCGGTCATAGTCAGGAAGGACTCTCATTCGCCACCCCCCGCGTAAGGTGTCCAGGTATTCCCCCGCTCGACACAATCGGAGCAAGAGGATGGATCGTCTAGGCATATCCAGTGTATCCCATCATCCCGCACCGCCCACAACCGCGCCGCCGTCGTTGCCGACTATCGCGCCGCCGGGTAGGTTGCGGAGTATCGCGTAGCTCATTCATTAGCCCCCTTCCGTGTAACCGCGTGTTCGCCCGCAAGTCCAGGACACTCCGTACAATGATGCTCCGTGCCACCCATCACCCGCGTCAACGTTCCCTTGCCATCGCCGTCGTCTGCTACCGAGATTTCGCAGAGGCAATTCGTCACACACTCTTGGTTGCCCGGCATCAGTTCAGGCGGTATATCCCAATCGCCGTACTGCGCGCCGTACAGAGTAGAGCGCACGGCCCCCGCGTACAGCCCCGCCCGCGCCGCTACCGCGTCACTCGACATATCCCCCGCCGCGTCGGTGAAGCCCTTCAGGTACTCTAGCTGCGTGCTCACCAGCGCCTTAATATCAGCCCGCTCCGCCCTGCTCAATCGCGCCTGCGAGAGTAGCGGGCTATCAAGAGGGACGCCTAGCCGCTCCGACGTACCGCTTATCCAGGCAGCGGCGTGCCCTCTGGCGATGATGGCCTGCATCTCCTTCTCATATGCCCGGAGTGAGCCGCCGTCGGTGTACGCGGTCGTGGCGCTAGCGATGGCGTCGCTCATGAGGGCGGCGAGGCGGGCGGGGTCAGTCGGCATCAATCAATCCATTCAATGATTGTGCGACCGTCGTGCCCGTGAATAGCCTCAAGTTCATCAACGGTGGCGTAGATAGCGGTTGACCGATACTCTGTCACCCACCGCAACACACACGTACCGTCTGAAAACTTCACGCCCTCGGCAACCATGCCCGTGCCTGACACTCCGCTAACATCCTCGATGCGAATAAGCTTGAACAGCCGAACAGACGGTAGTGGGTTCATTTCTTCGCCGCCGCTTTCGCCCATGTCAGCGCTTCGCCCCACTCGGCATCAATCAGGCTATCGGTTTCGTCCATCGCCTTGAATGCCTGTGCCACATCCGAAGCCGTCTGTGCGTTCACCAGCGCCGCGCTAATGCGTGCGTGCTCTCTAGCGGGTATGCTAGCGCTCTCGAACTTGACGGCGGCGGTGTGGAAGCGTCTGAGTGATTTGAGCGCCTTGTGCTGCCAGCGGGCAATATCGCCGTCGTGCAGGATGTCGGCATCGAGCTTGCGCGCCGCGTCGTCCATAATGCGGGCGCTGCGCTGACTAGCCGCTTCCTCTAGGACGGCAAGCGATTCGACTAGCCCCGGCGTCATCTTCACTGGCATCGGCACTCCCTCAGGGAACAGCTTCCTATCGGATAGGCGGTCTTCGTCTAGCGCCCTCTTGAGGTGCTCCCACGTCTCACGCTGCTCCTGCTCATCGCCCGCGTCTCGCCACGAGCGCAACAGGTCAAGCGCTTTTTGATTGACCGGCGCTCCTTCCGGTACGCCCCCGCCCCCGGTCGGCGCTTCCTCACCAGCCGGCGCTTCGCCTATCGGCGGCGCCTGTGCCGGCGGCTCACCTTCGGGCGGTAGTGTCTCATCGGGCGGCGGCTCCTCTTCCGCTTGCTCTGCCTCCTGTTCGGCCAGGTAATCTTCGGTCATCTGGCTCGGCTTGCTGGCGGGGGT